ACAACTACCTAATATTTGTTGGAAACCTAAAAAAGGAACATGGGAAGTAATTGAAGTACAAGTAGATCTAGAAACAAGAATTATTAATATATCTGGTATGTCTGATTTATTTCATACAAAAGAAGATACATTATATGACCTAATAAAAGCAGATTTAGTAGAAAAGGTTGGTAGTGATAATGAATAAAAAAATACTTAATGAGATAAGACTTCAAGAACAAGTTAACGAAAGATTATTGTTAGTAATACTAGATATTGTAAATAATAGCAAATATAAATCAACAGAAGAAATTTACAATAAATGTCTTGCTGATGCAAAAGAATATATAGAGAATAATAAAAAGTGTAAAATGCAAATCTTCTTTCAAAATGGTGGTGATGATAATGGATAAATATATAATTTATGAATTAAAACAATTAGAAAAAATAACAGGTTATTCACTACAACATATAAAAAATGATATACGTGATATTTATAATAAATTAGAAGAAAAAGACAAAGAAATAGAAAGATTAAATAATATAATAAATGAATTAAAGTGGAAACCGATTAGTCAATATGATAATGGTAATTATGATTGGGTACTTATTAAAATGTTCATAAAAGAAGATAATTATGAATGTGTGCCAATAGTTGCAGAGAAAAGAATGGGTGTTTGGAAAAATCAAGATGGTGAAACACTTGATGAAGATATGTTTGAAATAAAATATTTTATGGATATGCAACAATTAGATAAATTAAAAGAATTGAAAGAAGGTAAATAAAATTGGATAGCTTTTTAGATTATTACAAAATGAAAATTGATTCAGACACCGATACTATATATTTTGAAAAAGTAAAAGCTGAAGATATAAGAATATATGGGAAAACAATAGATGAAATAATAACGATTCTAAATGGTTTGGATGTCGAAAGAATTACTGGAATAAAAATGACTATGGAAAATTTAAGTTATCTATATAAAGAATTACAAAAAAGAGAATATGAAATGCAAAGAGAAAATTTAAAGAGAATGTTGAATTTAGAGTAGGAGGTTAAATGAGAACATTAATAATAACAAGAGGAGCTCCAGGAAGTGGTAAATCAACCTGGATAAAGAAAATGGGGCTAGAAAATTATACTTTATCTGCAGATTCTATAAGATTGTTAGTAGAAAGTCCAATTATAGTTCCAGATAAAAAACACAGAGTAATAAGTCAAAAAAACGATAATTATGTATGGACATTACTATTTGAGTTGCTAGAAAAAAGAATGAGTAATGGAGAGTTTGTTGTAGTTGATGCTACACATAGTAGATCAAGTGATTTTAGTAGATACAACAAACTATGTGAAAGATATAGATATAGAAGATACTATGTTGATTTTAGTGATGTATCTATAGACGAATGCAAAAGAAGAAATGCTGAAAGAGAAGATTATAAAATAGTTCCAGAAAGTGTTATTGATAAAATTTATTCAAGACTAGAAACTCAACAAAAAACAAGTGGATGGGTTGAATTAAACAAAGATAATTTTTGGAATGAAATTAATACAAAATTATTTGATTTAAATGCATATGAGCACATTCATATATTTGGAGATATTCATGGATGTTATGAACCTTTGAAGGAATATTTTGAAAAGTATCCATATAATGAAAATGATTTTTATATCTTTTGTGGAGATTATATTGATAGAGGAATACAAAATAAAGAAACATTGGAATATTTAATACAAGTAGCTGAATATAGAAATAGTTTATTTTTAGAAGGTAATCACGAAAAATGGTTAAATTACTATTCATTAGATGAATATGATTCCATAAAGTCAAGAACTTTTATGAATAAAACAATGTATGAGATAGCTGATATTGATAAGAAAAACATTAGATCATTTTATAGGAAATTAGGACAAATAGCATATTTTCAATATGGAAATTATAAATATATAGTTACACATGGAGGTATAAACTATTTACCTGAAGAATTACAATTAGTATCAACTAGCCAATTAATAAATGGTGTTGGTGATTATAATGTCCAAATTGATGAAATATTTAATGAAAATAATATTGATAAAAATTTAATTCAAGTACATGGACATAGAAACACATTTGAAATTGAAAATTGTGATACATCTTATAACTTGGAAGGAAAAGTAGAGTTTGGTGGAGAATTAAGAGTTCTACAACTAAATAAAGAATCTAAACCAACAATGATAAAAATACAAAACACTGTATTTGGAAAGCCTGAAGAAGTTAATGAATTTCAAGAATGCAGAACAAAAAACATTCTACCAGTGGTAGAACAGTTAAGATTATCAAAAGATATTAGAGAAACTCAATTAGACAACAATATAAGTTCATTTAATTTTACAAGAAATGCTTTCTATAGTAAAAGATGGAATGATTTAACTTGTAAAGCTAGAGGATTATTTATAGATACTAACACAGATAAAGTAGTAGCTAGAGGTTATGAAAAATTTTTCAATGTAAATGAAGTACGTGCTACTGAATTAGAACACTTACTACATACATTTAAAGGCAAAATAACTTGCTATAAGAAAGAAAATGGTTTCTTAGGTATTATGTCATTAGTTAATGGAGAACTATTCCTAGCAAGTAAATCTACCAACAAAGGTGAATTTGCAGAAATGTTTAATAGACTATTTGAAGAAAGTAATATCAATAAAGAAAAACTTATTGAATATTTAAAAAATAATAATGTATCACTAACATTTGAAGTAATTGATATAGAACAGGATCCGCACATTATTAAGTATGACAAATCAAAAATAGTTTTATTAGATATTATCCATAATGATTATGAATTTGTTAGAGAATCTTATGAAGAGGTACAAAAATTATCTAAAGAAATTAATTGTGAATGTAAAACAATTTATAAAGAATTTGAAGATGTAAGAGAATTCCATAGATGGTATTTAGAAAATACTGATGAAGAAAACATGTCACATGAAGATATTGAAGGGGTAGTAATTGAAAATAATGGTTTTATGACTAAACTAAAATTTCCATATTATAATTTTTGGAAGTTAATGAGAAGAGTTAAAGAACAAGTATATCATCATAATCAACCAAAACTATCAGGATTATATAATGCCACTGCTAATTACTTCTATGCATGGTTAAAACAGCAAGATGAAGAAACATTAAATAAAGATATTATTACATTAAGAGAAATGTTTTATTTGGAGAAGCAAAATGGAAGATAAATATGCATATATAATGCGTGATTTGCAATATAAATATGATTACTTAGTCGAACATGGGTATAAAGTATTAGCATTATTCTTACAAGGTAGCCAGAACTATAACTTAGATATATACGACGAAGATTATATGAGCGATATAGATGCTAAAGCTATAGTTCTTCCCTCATTGAGGGATATAGTTCTTAATAGAGCTCCAGTATCAACAACAATAGTATTACCAAACAATGAACATATTGAAGTTAAAGATATAAGAATTATGAAAAATATGTTTGTAAAACAAAATATATCTTATATTGAATTATTGTATACAAAATATTATATAGCTAATGATTATTTTAAATACGATGTAGAAAAATTAATTAATATGCGAGATGATATCTCAAGTATAAATAAAAATCAGTTTCTAAGATGTATTAAGGGTATGTCAATGGAAAAATATAAAGCATTAGAGCATCCTTATCCTACATTAATAGATAAGATAGAAAAATTTGGCTATGATCCAAAACAATTACATCATATAGTAAGATTAAATGAATTTGCTACAAGGTATTTAATAGGTAAAGAAAAGTTGGAAGATTGTTATATAAGTAAAATGCATGATTCGTTAATAGACATAAAAAAAGGAATATATAATTTAAAAGATGCAAGGCAAATAGCTTTAGATCATGATATTAATACTAAAATTATATGTGATAACTATATTACTGAAGAAGAACCAATAAATAAGAATTCAATAAAAAAATTAGATGATTGGGTTATGAATGTTGTAACAAAATCATTAAAAGAAGAATTAAAGGAGGATTAGTATGAAAGATAGAGAAAAGAAAATTAGAAAATTATTAGGTACTAAATTTCATTTATTTACGCATTATAGAGCTGATTTGGAAGAACCGGTAGAATGGGCACTATATAGAAAATATGATGATACAAAAATATTTTTTAGCGAATTAAATGAAGCAATTATGACAAGTGAAAAAAATACATTTGATGAATTATATGAATTTGCTAAAAAACATCATGAAATAGATGAACATATGTTTATGAGTAGTTTAAATGTAATAATAGCTTGGTTTACAGCGATAATTGTCATCATAAATATGATATTTTTTCAAAACGAGACACTTAGAGGATTTCTAATTGGTATTGATTTTATGATAATTATTTATGGAATGATATCGCACACAATATGGAATAAAAACTGGTATGTTAGGATGAACGAAATAAAAGGATATCATGATATGTTTGTAAAAAAAATAGGGGGTGAAAAAAATGACAATAACAATTAATCCAGCATTATTTTGGTTTATTATTGGAATAGTATTTACTATAGCAATGGAAATAACTTTAGGCATTATTATTCAAAATAAGCAAAAAGGTCAAAAGAAAGTAAAGTGGGTAATCAAATGGAAGTTATAGATAGATTATTAGATGCAAATAAGATTTTGGATGAAGTAGAAGAATATTTTGAAAAACTTCCTAGTCAGCAATCAAAAGTTGATAGTGAATTAAGTGATTTGTATCATTATATAGAAAACAAAAACTTAAATGCCAGTCAATCATGTAAAATAGTTAAACAGATAAAGCTAAAGAGGATAGAAAGAAGAAAAATATTAAAAGATTATGAAATTTCAAAAGTTTATAAAGTAAATTCAACTAAATTATCTAATAAAGAAAATAGACAGTTTTTATTCAATGATCTAAATAAAGCTAAGAAAAGTTTGGATACTGAATATAAAAATAGAATATATACGGATGAACAACTTGCAACATTAAATTTCAAAGAATAAAATGGAGGTAAAAATGGTATTAATGACTTTAAAAGAAGCACGAAAAGAATTAGAAAGATTAGATAATGAATATAATTATTGGTTAAATGAAAAAGAAAATTTATTATTATTAGTAACACCAAAATCCACTGATATAAGACCTGAAATGGTAGATGGTGGAAAAAGAGTTGATAGATTAGCTAAATATGTAGAAACAATGGATGAAAAGAAAATAAATGAAACATTAGATTATATTAATGCAAGAAAAAACAATATAATGAACTATATCGATGAAGAATTAAAAATCTTAAAAAAATATAACGAAGTTGAACAACTTATAATCCATTATAAAGAAGATGTACTAATAAAAGATACATATTCAGGAAAACAACGAGAAATGACATGGGACGAAATTGCAAAAGAAGTACATTATAGCAGAGATTACTGCAGAAGAATTTATAGGAATTATAAGAAAATTAGAAATGTATAAAGAAGACCACTTACGACCACTTTTTATATGATAAAATAGTATTGTGGAATAATGAAATTCCACTACGTATTCGTAAAGCTGCTTAAAAGATTTCGAAATTAACTCCTAAAGTCACTATTTAGTTAGTGGCTTACTGATGATATATTGAGGTTTGGCACACCCGAAAGTGCAAATGGTTGACTGTTGACTGTATATCATTAGTAAGGCATTAATTAAATGCCACGATAGTATTCTAATTTTCAAATTATTTTTCCGTTAAAAAATAACACTATCTTTTATAGGTAGTGTACTGGTAATATTCGTCCTGGAATCAGAGTTGAATATAGAAATGCGTACGATTCTATAGAAGGAGAAAAACATACCCTGGAATTAGCTATTTCAGTAGCCCACATTATGAATGTGGGGGGACAACCTTTTAATATTATTAGTACAGTATCTATAATTAGATATGAACCCTGAATTGGTAGTTTGAGGCTGTAATGACAGATAAACTCACTCACATATCTATTAGATACTAACAATTCTTTTAAACGATGATATATGTATAGTTGGAATACGAGCTATCCTAGTCCAACACGTTGGGCATTAGCTTATATCATATACCTTAATGGTAGTAGGAAATATAGAACATAGAAATATGTTCTTTTTTTGGGTGTAAAAAGGGAAACTGGGAAACATCGCTATTAGATATAGCAGTTGAGGGTTTGTACGATGTTTAAAGAAAAGGAAATAAAAAATGCAAACAGAAAGATGTATGAAAGGATTATGTAAAACTTGCCCAGAAAATTTAACTTGTAATGGTGGAGAAAAATATCATTCAAAAATAGTTATAGATTATAAGTTAGATAATTGGAATGACACTATATATAGTTGTAGAAACAATAGATATGGTGCAAATAACAAAAAGAAAAAAGAAATGGCTTCAATAAGCTATTTTTTAATTGGTGTAAAACCTATAAAAAGATATCCAATAAGATTAAATTGTATATGGCATGTAACTAATATGGGTAGTGATTTAGATAATAAATCTTTAAAGAGTGTATTGGATCAGATGCAAAAAAGTGGAATACTTAAAAATGATAACTGCAAACATATACAGGAAATAAATCATAAAGTAATCAAGGATGTTAAAGATTATTTAGTAATGGAAATAGAGGAGATATAGTTATGAAAAACAACGAATTTGAAAAATTATGTAAGAAAGTAGTATGCGATTATACAAATGAACATCTTGATAAATCAGTAGATGCATCAATTACAGAAGATAATGTATTTATAGTATGGAGTTGCAAAACACTACAAAATAATAAAGCAATGGTAAGTACAACAGTATCAGATGGAATGTATTATGAACTTACTTACAACGGAGATAAAAAAGAATTATATCTCGATGCATATAAGAAATTTGAAAATAGATGCATAGAAGTAGAATAAAAATAGGTGATTTAGTATGAAAAAAGGACAAGAAATATTTGAAATGCTAAACAATGGTGAAATCAGTAAAGAAGAATGTATTATATATACTACAGACGAAAGTGAAGCTACAGAGAATTGGTATTTTTTATTAAGAGATAAAAATGGTAATTTTGATTTAAAAGAAGTAGTAGAAAAATTATTAAATAAAAATTATAATTTCCAAGTAGCAAATCAAAAGAAAATTGAAGAAATGATGACATTTATTAAAAAACAAGCAAGAATAGAGGAATTAAAAGCAGAACTTGATAGATTACTAAAGGAAACAGAAGGAGTTATCATTCAATAAAACAATAAATTAATAATGCAAATGGAGAGTATTTATGAAATTTAAAATGAATAATAATGAATGGGAAATAAAAGAAATAGATAAAAGTTATTTAATAGAAAGATACAATAAAGAACACGAACAACCTTGCTATTATGCTTTTGGCTTAACTGATTACCCACAACATATTATTTACCTTAATAATGAAATGTGTATTCAACAAAAGAAAAAGACATTAATGCACGAGTTAATGCATTGCTATCTTTGGGAATGTGGTACATGTGATTTTAGTCAGTTTAATGAAGAAGATTTATGTAATTTTTCTGCATCAAGTCACTATATTATACACGAAATTGTCAGTAACTATTTTAGTGAGGAAGTGATATAAAATGAAAAGACTTCTTATAGCAATGATATTTATAAGTGCTCCATTCATTTATTGCATGATCAGTTATTCAAAAATAAAAGAACGTAGAACGTTAAATAGAAGAGAAAGACGAAGAAGAAAATATAATAGATAGATGGTGATATCATGACTACATTAAGTAACAATCAAAAGTTATTTTGTCAGGAATATATTAAACTTGGTATGAATGGTACGCAAGCTTATATGAAAGTTTATAAGACTTGTAAAAAGGAAAATGTAGCTAGAGTAAATGCAAGTAGGTTGCTAACAAAGGCTAACATACAAGAATACATAAAAGAATTGCAAAATAAAGTTGAAGATAAAACAATTGTAAAAATCGAAGATATAGTTAATGAACTAGCTATAATAGCTTTTACTGATAGAACTAAAATTAGCCAAAGTATAACTGAAGAAATTGATATTCCAGAACAAAATAGAAAATTGAGATTACCTGATATAATTTTAACTGATACTGATAAATTAACTGAAAAAGAAAAAAAAGTTATAGCGGGTTATAAAAAAACTAAGAATGGTATGACGGTGGAAACTTATGACAAAATGAAAGCTCTTGAATTGTTAGGAAAATATTTAGGAATGTTTAAAGATGAATCACCAGTAATTAATAATAATATAATTAATCCATATGCTAAGTTAAGCGAAGAAGAATTGAGGAAATTAGCGGGTGATAGCTAATGATACCTGAATATGTAAAGTTAGAAGCAAAAAAAGAATTAGCAAGAAGACATTTTTGGGATTATTGTGCATTAAAAGCTAACGACTTCTATAAAGAAGATAGAGACTTTTTAAAGGATTTATGTAATCAACTCCAGAATTTCTATGAGAATCCAAACGAAAAAGTAATGGTTATAGATATGCCACCAAGACATGGTAAATCAAGAACAGCCGTTAACTTTGTAGAATGGGTATTAGGAAATAATACTAAAGAAAAAATAATGACTGGATCATATAATGAGGATTTATCAGAAGTATTTGCTAAATCAGTAAGAGATACAATAGCATCAGAAAAAGTTGATGATACGTTGGTATTTAATGATATATTTCCAAATGTAAAAATAAAAGATGGAGAAGCAACAGCTAAGAAATGGGCTTTAGATGGAAGTACTCAAAAGAATTATTTAGCAACATCTCCAAATGGTACAGCTACAGGTTTTGGATGTACCTTAATGATAATCGATGACTTAAT